AGTACCCGTGCTAATCCAGTGCGGGTAAATTTGGAGAAGTTATTAGATCAGAAGCCACATTTTCCGAAAGAATTAGTTCATAAAGCTATGAAGTCATATTTGGATAGGTATGAATCAGAATGTAACATTCACCCTCCTCTGTCTTGGACAGAAGGAGCAAATAGATGGCGGAAACAACCGTCCATCAGATTAAATACATCTTGTGGATTTCCTCAGAATAGACTTAAGAGCAAATTAGTTGATTTGACTAAGGATAAAAAGATTATCATTAAAGATGATGATCTAAAGATATTGGATATCATTCTTGATTTGTATAAGAGAAGAATTAGAGTCAAACCTATTTTTACTTGTGCATTGAAAGATGAAAAGATAACCATTGTCAAAAATGATGGTGGAGAAGTTCGTATGTTTACGGGCTCTCCTTGGCTATTTTCTATCATTGTGCGCTGCTATTTTCTACCTTTAATAGAATTTTTGGAAGAAGATCCTATTAGAAGTGAGATGGCAGTGGGTGTGAATAGTTTTTCCTCTGACTGGGGAAAATTTCACGATCACTTAAATATCTGGGGCAACAGGTGTGTTGCAGGAGATTTTAAGCGCTTTGATAAAAGTATGCCTGCTGATATAATTTTGGCTTCTTTCTCTATTTTAATAGAGTTAGCACGTAGGGCTGGATATGATAATTCAGATCTAGTTGTGATGTCTATGATCGCATATGACACTGCATACCCTACAGTTATAGCCAAAGGCGATGTATGTACTGTTTTCGGATCTAACCCTTCTGGGCATCCTTTAACAGTTATCATAAATTCTATTGCCAATTCTTTGTACCATAGAGTAGCCTTTTACTATTGTAATAAAAACTTAGTTTTTAATAGTAGTGTTAGGATTATGACATATGGTGACGATTCTATTTTTAGTGTCGCCCCACATGTCAATTTTGGATTCCATCAATGTAAAGATGTGTTTGCCCTAGTAGGAATAACATATACTACAGCTGGAGTTGATAAAAGCGGTGATAGTGCTAATTATTGTGATCTTTCAGAAATTACATTTCTAAAGAGACGATTTTGGAGCACTGTGATTAATGGTACATCTTGTGTCCTTGATCCAATTGAGCCTTTTGTCTTGTATTCGATGTTAGCGTGGTCTAGAAAATGCCACCTAACCGAGCAAGATAGGTCTTTCCAAGTTCTTTTTGCATGCCATCTAGAGTTAGTTCGACAACCTCAGGAAGTGAGAGAAGCAATTCTCCCTATGTTGACTGAGTTGAACGAAAAACTTGAAATTGCATTTCGCATTGACCCATTTCCTCAATGGGATTGCATAGAAGAGGCTATGAAAAAGTCTAAATTTACTGTTACATACAGTGAGCTGTCAGGATCCTGGCTCGTTTCTAATACAAGTTCTCGTTGGAAAGAAACTTTGTTTAGTTACATGAAATGGACCTCACAAAAGGAAGTTAGGAGCTCTACCACTTCCTCTGTGCGAATACACGAAAGAAAATTGAGCATTACTGAGCCTCGGACAGATCTTCTTCTTGAAGA